TTAAACTATATAGTCGTACATCAAAAGTCTAGTCAGGTTTACGGTTCAGCTTCAAAAAAAATAGCTCTAGAATCTCCTCCGCCAGATGGCTGTAAGATAGAGGATAAAAGAATATATTTCATAACACACGAACCAGATACAGGTGAGTTGGCAGTTTATCAAGTTCCACAAGAAGAAGTAATAAAAGCCGAAATCAAAGAAAAGAAAGCAAATGAGTAAAAAAACAAATCAAAAAAAGAAAATAAATATAAAACTTGAAGACAACCAATCTTTTATCGTCGAAGATCTAGATGTGCTCATGCACATTCAGAAGCATTATGCTATGCTCATAAAAAATCAAATGAACGAGACCGACAAAAACACCTGCCTAAAGGTAATTTATGCTGTTAATCATGCTATAGAAAACGTTTACATAGCTCCAAGTGACGGCTATAGTGAAAACTGGTAGAGTGCTCGCCGCAATTGCAACTTTGTTTTCAGTTGGTTTTGCAATTGGGAAAATTAACAAAAACAAAATGTCTTGCATGGTTGAATCAAAACAACTCGGAGCCACTAGTAAGCAGTATGCAAATAGATTGGTAGAATTTTTTTACGAAGATCTTGACGAGGCAGTATCCGAATATTGTCAATATCTTGACATGGGTTTTAATCCATCAGATGCTTTTGAGATCGCAAAAGCAAGATCAATACTATGATAGATCTTTGCGTAGTCAACTACAACACAAGACCTTTATTGGAAAGACTGTTGAACACTCTTCATGAGGGGCTAAAAAAAGAAAATAAATTCTGGAATCTTTATATCGCAGATAATGGTTCAACAGATGATACTATCGATTGGTTGCGATCAAACGAAGATAAGTATATGATAAACAGAATTTCTTTGAATAATAATATAGGTTATTCAGCTGCTTGCAATAAGCTAGCACTTAGGGGATCAGGCAACGTTATAGGATTTTTGAATTCAGATGTGTGGCTTACCAATGATGACGTAACTAAAATCTACCAAATCTTCAATCAAGAAAAAGATGTACACATTCTTGGCCCAAAACAAAGAGATGAATACGGCCTTATAAGACACGCAGGTATCGTCGGGACTAACACGCAACCCAGACACAGAGGGTGGATGGAGCCAGACCCGTCAGATTCTCTATATAGAGATAGGGTCGATTGCATTACCATATCTGGATCAGCATACTTCATTAGGAGATCTACCTGGGATGACTTGACCAATAGATTGGAATACAGAAGTTTATACCCCGATGCAATAGGCGCATTCCTGCCCACGCCACATTATTATGAGGAAACTTGGTGCTCGTACTTTGCTCGTCATCTGGGGTATAATGTAGTGTATGATGGTAGTGTGTCGATCGGACATAGCTGGCACGCCTCTTCGCCTAAACCAGGTGAAGGCTACAGTCACGCCGATGCACAGTTCAAAGTAAGTCAATCAATATTTCGTAACGCATGTGATAGACTAGGCATAGAAAGAGATTAATAGTGTCAATTAAAACATATGGATCTCTTTTTGCAGGAGTTGGTGGAATAGATCTCGGTTTAGATAGGTCAGGATTAGATTGTTTATTTCAAGTAGAAATAGATGAACACTGTCAGCAAACTCTTTCTTATCACTGGCCAAATGTTCCAAAGTTTCGTGACATTCAAGATGTCAATGGGCATGATTTACCATTTGTTGATTTAATAACATTTGGATCACCATGTCAGGATCTTTCTGTCGCAGGTAAACGAGCAGGACTTGATGGTAAAAGATCTAGTTTATTTTTTGAAGCAACAAGAATCATTAAAGAAATGAGAGAAAAATCAAATGGACAATACCCTAAATGGTCAATCTGGGAGAACGTTACAGGAGCCTTATCTTCCAACGGAGGTGCCGACTTCGGGCAAGTCCTCCATGAAATGGATGAAGCAGGGGCGTGTTTCAGTGAATGGGCAGTCTTGGATGCACAATACTTCGGAGTCCCCCAAAGAAGAAGACGTGTGTATCTCCTGTCTGTCTTCGATCCTGCAATCGCCGCAAGATGTCCCGACAAAATACTTCCTGTCAAAGAAAGCAGCTCAGGGAATTCTAAGAAGAGTAATAAACAAGAACAAAAAGCTACCGCCGAAATTGCAAGCTGCCTTAGAAGTGGCGGCGAAGGAGGAGTCCCCTCAAGCAGAGGGGAAAATCTAGTGGTACAGGATAAACCCATACCTCTTAATGAAACAAATGTAAAAGCTTTTACTCCATCCAGCTTTGCTCAATACAGAGAAGGTGTGGGGACGTTAAGGGCAAATGGCGGAGATTTAGGTGGTGGTTCCGAAACTTTACTGACATTGGAAAATACTATAAGAAAATTAACTCCATTGGAAACAGAAAGATTAATGGGATGGCCAGACAATCATACCCTGAACAGAGCTGACGGTAAGCAAAATTCTGATACAGCCAGATATAAAATGTGTGGCAACGGAGTAGCAAGTCCCGTGATACAATGGGCAATAGATCAAATAAAAAACATATAGAAAGATGACAAAAAAATAACCATGCAAACTTTTTTGCCCTATAAAAACTTTCAAAAATCTGTTCAGGTCCTAGACTATAGGCGACTTGGAAAACAGCGAGTAGAATCTTTTCAGATTTTAAATATACTCTTAGGAAGAACCCATACTAAAGGGTGGGCAAATCATCCAGTAACAAAAATGTGGACAGGTTATGAAAGCGCTCTTCAGTTATATCAAAATTTGACCATTGTTGAATGGATTCAAAGAGGATATAAAAATAATATGGAACTTGAAGTCATCACAGATCAAGCGGTGATGCCACATTGGTTGGGAGACGAAAGGCTGCATCGATCGCATAGATCAAATCTTCTGAGAAAAGATTGGGAATACTATTCTCTTTATTTTAACGAGGATCCAACTTTGCCCTATTTTTGGCCATCAGAAATACAAACTTTTGAAGATGGAGTTGCAAATCAACAGGAAAAGCCCTATAATATCGAATACAATACATAACAAACAGAAAAGGAAACATATGCCAGAGAATAAATTAAACTACTTCGTAGTAGTAGAAAAAGTTATTGTCAAAGCAAAAAGCCAACATGACGCAGAAAAAATTGCTTCTGGTGGCAAAAACTTAGTGGGAGAAATCTTGATTAGATCAACCGACATTAAGAGAATTCCATCAGTTCAAGCCCAAAAGCTTGTCAATAAATTAACTGCCTAATCTTATAAACGGGGGGGCAGTTAATTCTGCCTCCCCCAAAAAAGAAAGTTTAATAAATGATTATCGCACAAATGGTAGGTCGCAATGAGACATCACGTTTTCTTGAGCCAGTTTTAAGAAGAATAAAAGATCAGGTAGACGAAATTGTTTTTACTGATGATTTTTCTGAAGATGATACAGCAGAAATAGCAAGCAAATATGCGCATGTTTACAAGAATGATTCAGCTATTTTTCCTGTTCACGAAGGAAAATTAAGATCTGTTGCATGGCATAACCTTTCCAATCATGCAAAAGAGGGTGACTGGATAATTGCAATTGATTGCGACGAAATGCTGTACGCATTAGACAATGATAACAATACAAATATTAAAAAAGTATTGGACAATTCTCCGTACGATGTTGTAAACGTTAGATTTTATCACATGTGGTCCCCTACTCATTATAGAGTCGATAAATTGTGGGCCCCTAATAATAGCAGTAGAATATTTCGATTTAAAGAAGATGGAGTTTTTTTGGACAAAAAATTAGCCTGCGGTTCAGAACCAACTTATGTAATGCAAGATATACAAAGAAAAAATTATTGGCTACACTCAGGTCTGGTCATGCAGCACCTAGGGTATATTCACGATCCCGACAAAGAAGCAAAACATAAAAGATATATGAACCTCGATAGGGGCGAGTTTCATGACCTAAAACATATAGAATCTATAGTAGATCCTAATCCAACTCTAATCAAATGGGGAAACTTCGGTATATGAAAAATCATAACGCATTAGAAACTATCAAAAAAGTATCATATTTGCTTGAAAATAAAAATAGATTTGCTTTTACCACTTACACTAGATCGGCTATTTTTTCTTTAACTGGAGAACTTGTTGGTGATAAAAAGCCGCCGAAGAATTTTATTAAGCTTATGTCATCTAGCTTAAAAAATAAAGATGAAAACTTTACAAAAGCAATAAACAGAGATTTAATCAAAGCTAGCTCAGATAAGATAAACGAGAATTATCAAATTGATTTATCTAAATCATCATTTTATGACCCTGCTTTTTTGGAGTATTATATTAATACAAACTATGACATATTCAAAACTTTTATTGGATGGTACTTAAAAACTACTCCCGTAGTCATAGTATCTTTTTTGGGTGACGCAACTATAAGTAAATATTTTTCAAAAGATTCCCTATACATTAACGTTCCCTATAATGATTTCTACTCTAAAATAGATGCCATCACGGAGCAAGTATCTGCTTATCAAAACCAAACAAATCTATGCGTTTTAGACTGCCCTATGCTCAGTACCGCATTGACGCAAAACATATGGGAAAAAACCTCAATGTCTATCCTTGATCTTGGGAGAACTTTAACAGTTGCTAAATCTGTTTATAGATCTAAATGAATTCTATAAACAAAAAGCAGCAAGAAATTCTTAATAATAGAATTAAGAGTTTTATTTTTGAAACAAATCTTTCTATTTCTGAGATAGCTAAAGAACTATTTTTAACCTACGAAGAGTTAGATAAAATAATCAAAAGGATTGGACTATCTTGGGCAAAAGATCATAGAAAAAAAATGTCCAAAGGTCAAACTTTACTGACAATTATACTAAAAAAACTACTGCCAGGAGAAAAAATAGTTAACGAATTTCATTTGGGTGAAAGACTAAAGATTGACGTTTATTGCCCTAGCTATAATTTGGGTATTGAGTACCACGGAGTGCAGCATTTTAAGTATGTTGAAAGATTTTTTGATTCCAAAGAAGACTTTTTGGAAGCTCAAAAAAAAGATTTAAGAAAACTTGAACTTTGCCAAGAACAAAACATCGCTTTAGTTGTTTTTAGGTACGACGATAAGCTAACTGAAGAGTCGGTATATGATAGAATATTGACAACAATAAAAAACTCAAATCCTTCTATTAAAAAAAAGAAAAATAGTATAGCTGACAATTTGTTTTATCAACAAGCAAAGAAAAAAAGATCTGATTATAATAAAAAAATATACAAAAGTCTTAAAGAAAAGAAAAAAAGATGACAGAAATAGATAGCAAGGAATACCCAAATTACCCACTGGAGTATCAAGTCTTTGCTCTAGCGCTACGTAGCAAGGGTGCAATTTCTTACTTCAGTGCCAATCTTCCAGAGGAAGCCGTAGGGGCCGTAAGCAATCAACTGGGTCTTAGCGAGTTTTATAAAGCCTTACTTTCATATCACAAAACAACTAAATTAGATCTCGTAGATCCAATAGCTTTTAAAGCTTGGCTTGAATCTGAAACCGATATACACACAGCCCTTGGTGGGTCTATAGGTGTTGATACTGTGATGGACATATTGATGGCGGTTGATGTTTCTAATGAGGAATCAATATCTCAAATTCTTAAGCATAGATGTAATAAGAAAAAACAGTTAGATATTCTTCAAGAGCTTCAAATACTTTTGACACAAAAAGGTGAAAAAAATCCCAAGCAGCATGCTCGAATAGCGGAAATAACTGCTGAGATAAAAAATTTAGAAAGTGATTTAAACTTTAATGTTTTAGATACCGTCGTAACAGCAAAAGACATCTCCAATAGAGCAGAGTCACTATTGGACATACCAAGCTTTCTTCCAACTCAATTCAAGTCCTTGAATAGGGCAATGGGGTATACAGACGCTGGAGGTTTCTTCAGGGGATCTGTGCATGCAATTATTGCTGCGTCAGGAAAAGGAAAGAGTACTTTTGCTAAATGTCTCGTTAATCATTGGGCGGATACTGGGTATCGAGTATTGTATGTTAACTTTGAGGAGGCCGTATCCCATTGGGAGAGAGTTTTAATGACTCAAATAATAGAAAAAAATGTGTACGCAGAGTCATCTAGCTGGTCAGAAAAAGAAAAGATAGATAATATTAATAAATTTAAAAATAAATTAAATGAATGGGGAGATAGATTCATGGTTAGACATGACCCAGACACTCCATACTTTGAAGACCTAGAAAAATGGCTCAGAAGTATCATGGGGCATAGTGAGCTTGTCCCAGATGCTATAGTCATAGATACTATACAGTCTATGTTTACCAAATCTACCGGAAAAGGTAAGCCTAGATGGGGCGAGTTTGAAGAAATGATGGTTAGACTAGAAAAGCTAGCAAGAGACATGAACTGCGCACTCATAATCACTGCGCAAGAAAATTCTAATAGAATGAAGGAAAGAAGAGAGGTTGTTCAGCAGTCTGATACTGGAGGATCTCTTTCTATTCAACAAAAGTGTGCAGTAACAATTTTTATAACAGAAAAAAAATTGATTAGTGGAGATGACTCTGAAGACGAAACCATCATGCAGCTACAGATTCCAAAAAATAGAATTACTGGTTCAACATATCTTTACAATTCACCCTTGGTGCGATACGTTGATCAGTACAAAAAGTACGTAGAGTATGAGCCGATAACAAATGATTCTTATTCTAGAATATTAAACTCAGAAGATTTAGAAGAATTAATTGAAAGCATCAAGGTTCTGTAGGAGAAAAATGATACAAATTACAACTCAACAATTAAAAGATTTTCAAACATGCGGGAGACTATATGATTATAGGTATAATCAAATTTTGCCTGCTACAATTGGGGGTAGGTCTTTAAACAATATTAAATTTGAGAGCACTATTAGTTCAATAGTCCATTATTTTTTCTACAAAAAACAAGGAGGAGTCACTCCCTCTTACGCATCTCTCCTTAATAGATGGGAAAAACTTTGGTTTCCAAAAGGTTCTTCATCTTATGATATAATTTATGATCAACACGAAAGTGCGTATGGCAATCAAGCCAGTCTAACCAGTAAGGCAGCTGGCGTTCTTCTAAATCTTATTGAAAATTTTGGAGATATAGAAATAATTCCAATAGGAATTGAAGAAGAATTTATTGCTCCCGTTAGCAGTGATCTTGCAATCAAAGATAAGTTTGATTTAATTTTTTATAAGAATAATCGTATCCATGTTTTAAAATGGATGTTCAACTACAAGATGAAGCAAGAGCATTCCTACGTTGTTGATTTTGCAGTAATAAAGATGGGTTTGGTAAACAAATTTGGCAGTAGATCTGATAATATCAAGTTGGGTTATCTAGATCTTTTAAATCAAAAGTCTAACTTCAATGAGTTTACAGTAGAAAAAGCTGATATTGAGGCAGTAAAATACTGGTGTTTTTCTTTGTTGGAAGAAAAAACTTTTCCTTCTAGAAGAGGTTTAACCTCCTATTGCAAAGTGTGTCCTTTCGACAAACCTTGCTCTAAATGGACCGCATGGGATAAGGATAAACAGGAGAAAAAAAATGACTAAAAAAGAAAATATAAATATATTAGACGATCTATTGTCGGAAAAAGCTGTCTCTCATTCAATGAAGGATGAAGACAAAATTTTAAGTCCATTAATAGACGAAATTAATATGATAGAAAATGAAGGAATTAAATCCTACGTTAGGTCTATCTTATATAGGGCTGAAGGATTTTGGGAAATCCCAGCTAGTTTTTCTGGCAAGCATCACCCGCCAGACGAAAGATCTGTCGGCGGCAATGTGCTACATACAAAACGAGCAGTGAGAGTGGCAGCGTTTTTGGCGGATTCCTATTCCCTTCCCCTAGAGGAGCGAGACATAGTTACGGCGGCATTGCTACTGCACGACATCACTAAGGGCGTCGTAGGTGGTCCAGACAATTCGTATAGGTATGACCCGATGCACCCTTATACTGTAGGTCTTTTTGTAAAAAAATGTCAAGAACAAGACAAAAAGTACGCTTCAGAATCTCAGTCTTCTACGCTTTATATAAGCGAAGAGGATAGTCAAAATATTTTGAGACTGGTAAGATGTCATCTTGGGCCATGGTCACCCGTGCCAGAAACAGGTCCTATAACATATCTAGATATGATTGTTCATTTAGCTGATAATATTTCGTCTAAGTTGCACCTAATTATTGATGGGGAAAACATAGAAAATAATAGATGGAATAGTGCAACAAATGAATGATCATCTTCTTAAAAGATTTACTTTAATAAAAAAGTTAGATTATTTCATAGAAGAATCTGTATACTATAGAGTTCATTCTGAAGAATTACATGGTAGTAAAAAAAGTATTCTCTTAAATAAAAACAAAGAAATTGGAAAAATATTACTAACATGAAGCTGCAAACTGAAAATAGTTATCTAAAAAATTGGAACCTTTATGAAACTGCCAGGTATGTTCCGTCACTTCAAAGGGTTATAAGAGAAAAAAATAAGTTGATTCATACAGAAGATCTACAAAACTACTGTCAAAAATATAAAAATACTGGTATTTATACATCCGTGTTTGCGTACGATACAGAAGATCTGGAGAAGGCAACAAGGTTACGGCCCACTTTATTTTGATCTGGATCATGCAAATTTTGATATTGCTTACGCAGATTGCATTAAGGTTTACGAACACCTAAGATCTTACGTGCCAGCACACGCTATTTTGATTTACTTTACGGGGAAAAAAGGATTTCACATAGAGTGTGAGCCCGTTACTATCGGAATAAATCCTGGAAATAATCTACCCAAAATATTTAGACATATAGCAACCAGCCTTAAGTTTCTTCTTAGTTTATCGTCACTAGACTTTAGTGTTTATGACGCCAGAAGAATGTGGAGAGTACCTGGCACAATGCACCAGGATACAAATCTTTATAAAACTCTTTTAAATGCCGAAGGAGAAGAAAATTATATATATAAAAATGAGTCAGAAATTAAAAAGTTTTCTTCTATACAAAGATTAAATTTAGTCGCACCACAGGCTTTTGACTATAAGGCCAATGAGTGGTATAGGGCTCAGGTTTATTCTTTGGAGCAGGAAAGAAACCAAAAAGATAATCCAATTGAGTATTTTAATAAATACGGTTCAAAAGTTTTTAAGGAGCTAAAAGAATCTGAAAAAATATTTGATAGAGATAACCTATTGAGTAAATGTACTGCAATAGGTAGATTAAAAGAACAGGCTGAAACCAAACACTTTCTAGAGCATGAGGCAAGGTTATTCCTGTGCTCTATTTTGAGCTATAGTGAAGATGCGGTTAGGTTTCTTCACGAAATACTAAGTCATTGTTCTGATTATAATTTTGATAAATCTTCCGCTCACATAAATGATTGGATTAAAAGAAGGCACTTACAAATAGGGGGCAGACCCTATACGTGCGATCGAGCAAATGCCGTAGGAGTTGGTTGTGGCGATTGTAATTTAGAAAAAAGAAATAAATGGGAAAAAATAGGCGATAGATTTGTGGAGACTAATGTAAAATCTGCGCCATCCCCAGTAAGACACGCATACAAAACTAAAAAAATAGAGGAGGAAAAACATGGGTGAAATAAAAAATCCAGATGATGTCATAGGTACTTGTTCGGAATGTAAGTCGGATCAGTCAATGAGTTACATGATGAAAAATCCATTTGCTCAATCAGGCCAACCTGTACCGTGCCAGTATTGCGGTGGTGTTGTATTGATAACCTACAGGGAGACGAGAGACTCTTCTCTTAATTCTTCAGATAGAGAAAGAGGAATTAATTGAAAAAAAATTGGACTAATTTACATAACCATACAACGTATTCAATGTTGGATGGTCATGGAAAAGTCGAAGAATATTTTG